AGTTTATTTTCTAGTAGTTAGCCGAGGCGGGGTGCGGTGCTAGGGGTAAGTCTAGGACGCCTTGCGCCTAAACGAGGTTGTTTAAAACCTGGGGCTCTAAACCCTGTCTTCTTACGAAGAGCTAAGGCCCCGGCTCCTAAAGCTCCAGCAGCCGCAAGTCCGGCTCCAACCTTAGCTACTTTCCTTATACCGGCTCCACCACCTCTTGCTTTTCGCAATCGACTCTTAATTAGTCCCTTTCGGGCACTCCCTAACGCCCTCTGAATTCCGGCTACGGGTGAACGGGGCTTTCTTGGTTGACGTAACATCTTCTTTAATTATTCCAATTTCGTATGTAAACTTTTCTTGTTCCTTGACTATGCTTCTTTTGCCATACAAACCAGGCGGTTGTAACAGAGTCCGTACCCTTTTCACCCTCTCTAAAAGAGGGTCTCGGACCGCTAAAAATAATCTGATGAGATAGTCGATTACTTGTGCTTTGAAGCCAGTCATATCGTTCTTGGGTAGGTTCGTCAAAACTAAGACGGAGAAGAAAGGCGACTCCTTTTCGGCAGTGTTGATATGTTTTTTTAACTATCGGAAACGCCTGTTTAAACGGGGGGTTTCCTATTGCCCAGTCGAAGGTAAGTTTCGAGTAGAGTTCATCTTTGGTTGCGTCTAAAGAGAAGTCTGTAGGGTATCCCTCTTTAGGGTATAGTTCGTTAGTGAGGCAGTTAGGGATAACTTGACTAATTCTTAAGTCTCCCGCAGTGGGCTCAAAAACGATATCTTCGAGGTCTAAAGGAACGTTGGAAAAAAGAGAATCGAGTAGTCTTACTGGTGTTGGATAGAAGTCATTTGAAACTCTCATCTACCGTCTATTCTTCTTCGTTGTTACTTTTGGTTTTTTGTGCAAAGCGGCTCCTCCTACGAAGCCTAGTATTGCTCCTTCTCTAACTCCCTTAGTAGCTCCAGCAATGGCACCGGCACCGCTAGCAAGAACTCGGGCTTTAACCTTCGACATTCCTTCAGGAAGAGGGCTATCACCGAGCTTAGTCCCTTGTAAAGCACCATGCCCTGCACCGTAGATGCCATCCAGCGAAGCCTGTCGAGCCGCACCTCGACCAGCCGAAGCTAGTCGGGTTTTACCGGAACCCCGACCCTTAACGAGGTAGTTAACTACGGAAACAGTGGGATTCTTCTTTTTAGAAGCTCCTCCCCACCGGCCCCTTCCCTTTAGTGCTCGGCTAATCTTTTGTCGGGTAGACTCACTCGTTCGTTTACGTGCCACTGACTATCTTCCCTTTTTCTTTTTCTTAGACTTAGTGCCCGGTTTATAGTGGGTGGCTCCCGCTATAGCTCCTAATACGGCTCCTTCGGTAGCTACTTTTCTACCTCCGGCAACAGCGGCACCAAGACCTCCCGCTACGCCCGAACCTACATCATTCAAACCCCTCTCTTTCCCTAGCTTTCTTCCGGCGGCGACCCCTGCTGGAACATTTAGAGCTGCGCCTGCAATTCCTCCGAGAGCGGCCCCTCGTAAAGCACCGCGTCCGGTTGAGCCTAAGCGAGTTTCTCCCGAACCTCGGCCTTTAACTAAATAGTCCGCTACTGCACGAACTCCACTTTTCTTACCCCCTTTCTTGCCTCTTCGGTTTTTTAAAGCCTGGCTAATCTTTTGCCGTGTTGATTGGCTTGTTGGTCTGCGTCCCATTATTTTTTCTTACGTGCTATTGTGTTAATCGCTTCTTCGACCTGTGCTCTATTCTTCTTAAATCCCCAGGCTTTTTTAGTACGCTTGTCTCTTTTTTTAAGTTTAGAGTTATCGTAGCTAACAGGCTCTTCCTTCCAGCTTTTACCGGGGTCTAAAGAAGCCCCTCCAGGGGTAGATTCCTTGGAGGTAGTTACGGTTGTTGGGTTTGCTTCAATGGCTCTCTTCTTACTAATAATGCGTTGAGCGGCAATGCCCCCAATAGCCCCACCAACAGCTCCGCCTACAATAAGCTTTGCGGCTCTACCTTTTTGGTTCTTTTTCTTCTTGCCTTGAAGGGCTCGAGAAATCTTTTGTCGAATTTTAAGGGCTAGGGGCTTTCTTCGTTTTGCCATAAGGGCTCTCTACTTATTTCGCTTCTTAAATTTGAAGTTAATCTTCTTCGTCGACTTTTGGCGAGTAGTTTGCTCTCTACGACCTACACCTGGGCCAGGGGCATCTGGCTGTTGCCGCATATAGGTACCGTTACCGGGAGTTTCTTTACGTCCAACTCCTCCTGGAAAGTTACCCGCTTTTTCAGGACCACCGGCTGCCAGGAGACCTTGCTTCACAGACCCCCCTCCTAGAGCACCTTGGCCCGGAGCGCCTTTGCGTTTAGAGGCGAGTAGAGCTGCTCCGGCTAAACCTCCCGTAATAGCTAGTCCGGCTCCGACAGCTTTCTTTTTGTTAGCGGCGTCTTTCTTAGAAACCAGTTTCTTACCGGTTAGCTTAAAGAGAGCTTTATTAGCGCCTTTCAAAGCGCCTCTTTTTTTACCTTTTAGTGCCCGGCTAATATTAGCTCTAGCTGCTGCACTTGTTGGTTTTCTACGTTTTGCCATGATTTTTCCTACTTTTTAAATTTCTGCTTAATTGCCTTGAGGTTGATTCCCTTTTTTGTATTCTGCTTAGGGTCTCTTCCGATTCTTTCTTTTCTTCCAACTCCTTGCCCCAAAGGTCTCCGAGTTCGTTCCCTATACACGCTTAGGTGTCCTTCACGTTCCGCCGCCCTTACCCTTTCAACATCTCTTTGGTATTTCATATCCGTGTTTAGAGTTCGAGGACCTTCTGGTTTCGGTACTTCCTTTCTAGGGGCTGGAGAAAGCCGAGCTGGGTTGGGTTTTCCAGAGTCTTTTAAAAGATTCTGAGGTTGTTTTCCAGAGCCTTTCCGGTTTTTAAGAGCTAAAGCTGCGACCCCGACTCCTCCAACAACACCTAAGCCGATAGCCGCTTTCTTCTTATTGCTAAGCTTACCTTTTTTCTTCCGTTTACCCTTTAATGCCCGACTAATCTTTTCTCTAGCTTGAGCACCAAGAGGCTTACGTTTTTTTGCGAACTCTAAGTATCCCATTACTTTTTAAACCTCTGTTTAATTGCCTTTAGATTAATTCCCTTTTTCGTATTTTGTTTAGGATCTCTGCTAATTCTTTCTTTTCTTCCAACTCCTTGTCCTAAAGGTCTCCGAGTTCGTTCCTTATACCGGCTTATGTTGTCTTCACGGTTTGCCATCTTTACCTTTCCAAGCTGTCTGTCGTATTTCATCTGCTGGTTAAGAGTTAGACGACCTTTTAGTATCGGTGGGAATGGCCTTTTAGGGCCTGGAGAAAGCCGAGCTGGGTCTGGTTTTCCAGAATCTTTTAAGATCTTTTGAGGTTCTTTTCCCGAGCCTTTCCGGTTTTTAAGGGCTAGCGCTGCGACCCCTAACCCCCCAGCAACCCCTAAAGAAATGGCCGCTTTCTTCTTATTGCTAAGGCTACTTCCTTTTTTCTTCCGTTTACCCTTTAATGCCCGACTAATCTTTTGTTTTACCTGAGCCGTAATGGGCTTACGTTTTTTTGCAAATTCTAAGTACCCCATTTAGACCACTTACTTTTTAAGTCTCCGCTTAATTGCCCCGAGGTTAATTCCTCTTTTCGTATTCTGTTTAGGGTCTCTTCCAATTCTCTCTTTTCTTCCAACTCCGGTGTAGGTTTGCTCACCACGCGCCGAAGTAGCTCCTTCAATTGGGTCATTATTTCGACCATTATCCGTAGCTCCGGCGAGTAGTCCTTGAGGCTGAGACTTTCCTTTACGCTGAGCTAAGACTGCCGTAGCAGCACCTAGACCTCCGGCAACCCCTAAAGAAATGGCCGCTTTCTTCTTATTGCTAAGCTTACCTCCTTTCTTCCGTCTCTTTCCTTTTAATGCCCGACTAATCTTTTGTCTTACCTGAGCCGTAATGGGCTTTCTTCGTTTTGCAAATTCTAAATATGCCATCTTTCCTTATTTTACTTTTCTAACTGTTCTGATATAGATCTTGAAACCCAATATCAAATCTTAAAAACGGGTAAATCGTATTTGTTAACTCATTAGCCGTTAACATATAGTTTGCCGCATAGTTTTGCTGATTGGCCGCTGGAGGAAGCAGATCTTTAGTTGTCTGGCTATATTCCTGAAGCAGGTAATTTAACTGTTTTCCTACCCAGTACATTAAGTCGGGTAGAGTTCTTAAGTCCGGGTAACTTATGCTATACGTGATAGTCGCACTAGTATTTGTTAAAAACGTTCCTGGACGAAAGGTATCTCTACTTCGGTAGACTTTGAGTAAGGGAAACTCTGAAACGGGAACTCCGATATCATCGAAGTTTCGGGTCCCCTTTACCACAATAATATTGGGTAAGTTGGGGTTCTTAAGTCTCTCTTCCTGGTACCTTGTATTTATTCTATCACGCAAGTACAATACGAGATCTTGGCAGTATTCTTTCTCTCCTAAGAGCAGTTCTACCATTTATAGGAACCTTGCGAGAAAAGAACGACTCTCAAGTTTACCTTTTGCTTTATTTCGGGTATCTCGACTTTGCTCAAAAGCTTTACCCGATTTATAGCCATAAACTTTAGCCATGTTTGCAGGTCTATTTAAGGTCTTAACAAGCCCATCTACGTCTTTTTGGGTATAACGCTTACCTACCAGATCACCTCTTTTGTCGTTATACTTTTTGGCGATACCTACTATCTGGTCACCATCAACACTCTTCATGTGGCTATCCCAGTCTTTTTGCTTCTCTCGGTAACCCGCGTTCTCTTTTCTAATCCGGGCGATTGTAGTAAAAAAACCTCCCTCTTTTTTCTCTTTCTTTTGTTTGTTTTTTGTAAGAGCTCGACTAATCTTCGCTTTGTGAGCTGCGCTTAAAGGCTTTCGCTGTGTTGTTGTCATTGGGTATTACTTAATTGTTGTATTTTTATCGAACTTATCTTCTAGACCGTCGGCTTTAAGAAACACCTTAAGATAGGCTTCCGAGAGTTTATCTAAGAGTTGGGGGTGGAAGAACACAATAGGCCGTAGCTCTTGCAGACGGTCAGCGTAAGGAATCTTTGTTCCAAAAGAGTACTCGTCTTTTTCAAAGGTGTTAATTAGGTTAAAGTTGTATGTTGTAAGAGAGTTCATTAAAGCCCCACTATCAATATACACTCTACCGTTAGCCCTCTCAGGGTTACTGAGCAAGTAGCTATGACTTAGTTGATGCCAATACTCTCCTCCCCAAACACCCCCGCCTGTTACAGTTGGCGGACTAGACGAGAATCTTTTACGTAAATCCTCCATCATAACTTCGCCTAAGGCTTTCTCAACCTCTACACGAAAGTCACTATCGTCGTCTAGTCGTTTTTTAAGTCTGCTGAGAAACGACTCGTCTTCTTCTTTATAGTTAAAGTCTTTTACGTCTAAGCTAATCTCAAGCATAAGGAGTCTCCTTTCTTCCAAATCTCTTCTTAAGACTGGACAGGATTTTTCTAGCTTTAACGGCTCGAGGACCCGGAGAGATTGATTTAACTCGTTGTTTAGCTGAATCTATGTTAAAGACGCGTGTTAAACCGGTTGAAAGACGACTAGCGGGTTTTTGGTAAGTTAAGGCCGGGACTCGAGAGTAGTCGGGACTAAATTTAAGTACTTCATAGCTTCCTGGAATATCGACAGCTCCTGTTGGGCTGTCTTTGTCTGTCTCTTGACTAGGGGCATAAAAGTTTCCTATTTTTTCTGGAGTAGATTTTCTTATATCGTTAAGAGCTTTATTATTATGCACAGTAGCTACCGCTAGTTTCGTAATCTCTGGCTTATCTATTTCAACTATTCTACGTTGAACTTGACTTTGTTCTACGGCTTTGTCCGCAAGTAACTTTTTCTTTACAGCCCTACGCAATCGACCAGTACTTTTACTCTTTTTCCAGATTTAGTCTTTCGAAAGAAAGAATTCCCTTTACCTATAGGAGTTCCCGCTGTCTCCAAGTTTTTTTTCCAACTACTAAAATTTAACATTATAAAAACCTGTAATCAGGATCAAGCCATTCGACTCCGGGAGTTCGATTTCGGCTGTGGCGGGGGTCTGAGTCTTCTGAAAAGTATTCGTCTCCATGTTTCTTTCGGCCTCCCATTGGAACTACATAAGTGTAGTTACGGGTGATAGTATCCTGTCTCTCTCCCTGGCCTAGAAGCTTCTCCCCCGGAAGTCTGAGAGGCTGCTGTTCGGGCTGACCAACTAAAGAGTTTTGAGGTGCAGGTTGCGTTGGAATAAAGATGTTATGTCCAGCAGTTAAAGCCGCTAGCATAAAGTGAGCCTGTCTACTTAAATCAGTAGAGGACCCTCCTATATCGGCGGCTGGAACAATAGGGCTAGTACCTTCGAAGTGAACCTGTATCAGACTACTAATGACTAGACATTCAGTCATATCCTTCATAATCTGTACAGTGATTTCGCTTGTTAGCAGCAGGGGGATAACATAAATCTGCCCTAGAACTAAGTTAAGGTATGCTTCTTTTTCATCAGCGACTTGCATGACCAATGCAGGATCAACTACCTGGCCACTAGCAGCCTGGCCATAGCCTGGAATAATAGTTATAGGTAGTTCTTCAGTTAGATCAATCTCAAGTCGTCCACGGAGCCTTCTAGCTATGTCTGAGAGGGTTGTGTATCTCATGAGTTAGGGGATAATTCCTTTTGCGCGTAACTTAGCTGCAAAACCTTTGGCTACCTTTTTGAAGGATTTTGCGTTTTTAATTTTAGTCTTCAGAGCGGCTTTTGCAAGGCCGATGCGCTCCTTCTGGTAAGGGGTTAAACCTTTTTCACCAAAGGCTCTACCGATACTTCCGACTCCAATACCGACCCCGGCAACACCTGCCCCGACGGAAGTAATCCGACGGTCTGTAATGCCACTCTTCATGGCTTCGCGAGTAATCTCCCCCGTTTTGAATCTATCAAAAGTACTGACCGCTTGAGAGCCAATAGCAACTACGGTTCCGATAGTGGCTAGCTTCCTCTGGTTCTTATAGAAGTCCACCTCTTCGTTAGATTGACTAGGATTGTTCTGTGTTAAAGCCCGACTAATCTTGGCTTTATGGGCAGCAGTAAGGGGCTTACGTCTTCTACTGCCTCCGGACTTTTTTCCTTTTTTCCGCTTCCTGGAAGCTGCAAACTGTAAAAGCTCCTCACCTTCAAGCTCTTTTCTCTTTCCAAACTCTAACCAGAAATTTTCAGACGAGAAACCGAATATTTGTTTTCTTTTAGCCGAATCTTTCCTAGCTCGATTCTTTAGCACAGAAAAGAACTTCGCAGCCCCGCGACCTACCTTATACTCGGCACTTCCTTTATCGGGATCTGAATTTTGCATTTCAGAGGTATACGCTTCCTTGCCTTGTTTTGCGGCCTCCACTCTATCCGTAACGGGAGATAGCAATTTTTGAGTAGAAGCTTTTTTCTTTTGGAAAGCTTTTCCAAGACTTCGGCCTCTTTTACCCCAGGGGTCTTCTACATCAGGAAAAGGGTTGTTTAGCTCTTTCTTAAAGTTAGCCTTTGCTTTTTGAAAATTTCCTTGAAAGTGTTCTTGCGTTACTTCACCAGCTTTCTCAACGGTAGCTTTAGTCTTTTGAACGACTTCTTTTTGAGCCTGTTTTACCGTTGTTTTAGCCCCCTCGTAGAGGTCACTAGGAATATCGGCGGCGGCAGATTTTGCTTCGGTAACAGTCTTATTTAGTTTTGAAGCCGCAAAGACGCCCCCTCCTAGTACGGCTCCTGCACCGGCCACACCTCCAACAACTTTTACAGCAACTGCGACTTTAGCTGCATTTTTTTTCTTTTTCGCTCCAGCCCGAGCCGCCAATCGATCTTCAAGGTCTAACTTTAAAATGCTATTTTGAAGACCAACGTTGCTATTTCGAAGACCAATATTCGTTTTTTGAAGTCCATAGGTCTCTCCAAGACTCGCTTTAGCCTTACCGAAAGCTCCGGGCTTTTTATTTTTGGAATTTTTGCGCCCTCTCCTAGAGAGAGATTCACTAATTCTTTTTTTCCAAAGAGCTTTATTCTTAAACTTTCTATTTCTCATTTAGTTTAACTACGTTCTTATTACTTATGATATCGTCTTTAGCCTTTAAAGTTTGTAGTCCACTCCCAAGCTTTTTCGGGAGGTAGCGCTTTGCACCAAGCTCTTTCCCGATCTTTGAGGACAGGGTAAACATCCACGCCGATATCGAAATATAGGATAGGCCTGTAACTAGATTTTGAAATTCCCAAACACTCACTTTACTGCTTCTTTTTGTTTTTAAATACCGGCTTCTGTTCGGCTAAGTACTTTTTGCTTGGGGGACCGAAACCCCTAACAGCACCATATCCGGGCTTTTCTCCCCCTGGGCCACTTCGAACCCAGCCTCCTCTTTGCGCTGTCTTAAGCTCGGAATCCGTTAAACTACGAACTTTACTTACAGAAGACCCGCCTCTTCTAAGTTTTGTTCGGGCTTTAGTAATAGCCGCATTTCGGTCTTTAGCTTTAACTACAATAGCAGTTCTACGGCCAGCAAACCAAACTCCTCTAACATCTTTCTCTCTTGTAAAAGACTTTACTCTTGTTCCATCTTTTCTCTTATAGGACGGTACTTTAGTTCTTGTTTTTTTACTCATTTAATGTAGTGCTAACACTCTCTTATTCAGTATAACTTGAGGTAACTATGGAAGAGATAATGCTCGAAGTAGGGGATTTTGTTGAAGCCCAGTGGCTACAAGGGCACCTGGCTAGTCTTGCCGGAGTCCAACCGAAGTTCGCCGCTCGGGAAAGGAGTGTGGCTGGGCGAGTAGTGAGTATTCGCGGAGACCACCCCACTGACCCCACCGAGATTCTTATTGGAGTGAGGTCTCGCACAGACCCTGAAGGAGAGACCGTATGGATTGAGACAGCGTGGGTTACGTCGATTGTTAAACAGGAGAAACCCTAGATGAAAGTAGTAGAGTATATTGATTGGAACGGAGATACTAAAACGCGTTCTATACAAGAACATGTATTAGAAGCTCTTACCCGAAGTAACATCGAAACAAACATTAGCGCTATTGCTGACGTGCTAGGAGCTACCATTGATGCCCTTATTCAAAAAGGTCTTTTAAAAGAAGAAGACCTGAGGCCAGAGTTCTTTACACTATTCAATAGCGAGGAGAGAATTATCGATGTCAATAAGTAACTGGGTACTTACTCGTACGGGAAAAAGGTTCTATCCAGCAGCCCCCGTATTGAAAGACATAAGTATTATCGATATTGCTTGGTCTCTATCAATGCAGTGCCGATACACTGGGCACACCAATCGGTTTTATTCAGTAGCCGAGCATAGTTTATACCTCGCCGAGTTTGCAACTCCTGAAAATCAGCGGATGGCTCTTCTTCACGATGCTAGCGAAGCTTACTTAACCGATATTGCGGCTCCCGTTAAGCAGCAACTTATAAACTACTCGACTATGGAGGCAACTCTTCAAGAGGCTATTGCGATAAAGTTTGATCTCCCCCTTAAGATTCCCGAAGAAGTTAAAGAACTGGACCGTCGAATTGTTCTAGACGAACTTGCCTTCTTTATGGGGGCTAATGGAAATGACTGGGGAATAGCCGGAAATAAACTCGGAGTAATCTTTAACGCAGATTTCTCGCCAGAGTATTACTACCGTAAGTTTCTAGCGAAGTTTGACGAGCTCAGGACTCCCCTTTAGAAGGTTGGACTTTATTCCTCAGTTTTTTAGGAATAGCCGCAAACTGCTTACCTTCCTTAGACCCTCTATATTTAGACTGGTTTAAGGAAGTCTTCTCTTTTTTAGAGAGCTTGTCCCAAACCTTCTTAGGTCGATAGCGGCCCTTGCTTCCTGATTTTTTACCATCAGAGTATTGCCAGTCTTCTTTTGACCACTTTTTAAGGCTATTGGAAGAAGAAGAGGGCTTTTTACCGCTGTAGCCCCCTCCCTCAGACTTATAGATTTTCGTAGCTATTTGCATAGCCCTCGCCGAGTGTTTTCCGCCTAGTCGAGCTTTAGCTTTACTTTTAGCTGATTCCCAAAGAGAGGGGTTTGTCTTGTTAGCTGTCTGCGCCATTAATAATTCCAGACCCGATAAAAGCCATCTGAGGCGACGTGAACAAAGCCTTTAGACGCTCCCTTGCCTACGCCTCCTACCTTCCAAGACTCTAGTACCTTACTCTGAAAAGTAAGGATATTCATACCTGGACAGAGGATATCGGTTGCAGAACCATTTAGGTGAGAGCTTCCCGAGGCTCCTCCAACAGCGGCGTTAGTCCTCGGATCTCGGTACCAGGAGGTTACTACTAGAGACCTATTACCAAGCCAAGCCCGCAGCTTATCGAGTTCCCGCGCCTGCTTAACAATGTTGTCAACAATCTGTCTTGTTTGAGGAACTCTTTCCCCGTTCTTGGTTGCTTCGGCCCAAGTAAAGTGGCTACCTGGGTAGATGGGATTCTCTAAATAAAAGTCAGAAGTATTACCAGGCAAAGCAATTCGGGTTAAGCCCTTCTTAATAACAGGTACTTCCGAAGTAGGAACTTCAATCTCTACTTGCTTGCCTTGAACGTTGAAAAGGTTAAAGTGGGGGGTGTACACGTAGAAAGTACCCTCATTAATATTTTTGTGCTCATCAATACCCACTTCAATATGAGAGTTCTTTTCTTGAGGAAACTTCCAGTAGTCGACCTTAATCTTTTGGCCTTTCTTAATCTCTACAAAGTCACTTCCTTTTAAGGAAACGCTTTGCTCTGTTGAGGTCTTTAACCGAGTATCTTGCTTAGCGACTAAGCTATACTGACCCTGCAAGCTGGCTAGGTTTATACTGATATCTTCTTCGTCGTTATCTACGCTGTCCTCTTGGTGAATAACACTGATGTCTGTAGAATACTCGGCGCTAGGAAGATTTTCAATATAGCTGAAGTCGGGAATTAAGCCAGACTCTTCGACTAAAACACTCAAAGGGCGAGGTTCGTATTCTAGCTCTACTGGAGTGGGGTCGACTCCTCCGATCTTTTCAGTAGCTCGTTTGCGTCCTTGAATAGTCTGAGCTAGAGTATAGCCTCCGGCGACTAGAGCGAGTATGTCTGTCTGAGTTGGGGGTCGAACCTCTCTGCCAGGAGTCCACACGTTAAAAATTGAGCTAATAACTAAGACACCGTAACTCGCGATAGCAGCTTGGATTGTTGTTGACTCTAAAAGCGATTTAGACATTCTTTAAAAATACAAAGGTTTACCCTTATTATAGACATTAAAAACCCCCTTAAATTAGGGGGCCGGGGGGTTACTGGCCGGGGTCTCCTCCGCCACCACCTTGCCGACGGCCAGGAAACTTATCACGATTTCCTTCAAGGTCAGCTTCGTCGCCTAATTGTTCATCGAAGGCAAGCTTCTCCGCTTCAAACTCTACGATTCTTGGATCGGGAATGTCTGTTCCATGAGTTCCAGCACCTCTTCGCTGTCCAGGAAACTCGCCGCGCTTATCCTTCACGGTAGCGTCAAGGTCACTAAAGTAAGTCTCTATGCTGTTATAGGTACCAGAAGCCAGCTGTCGCTTAGCGTTGTATAGCTCACGCTCTACTTCGGCAAGCTTGTTGTTAGCCGCCACAAGAGCATCACTTCGACTAATCTCAGCGGCTCTAGATATTTTAGCTCCTAAAGGATTGGGTCTAGACGTTGAGTCTTCAAAACCGTCAGACTTTGTTTTTCCAGGATCCTCGGGAGGAGTAGCAAAAGCCTTTTCGGTTGGAAAGAAAGGCAGCCCTAAGCCACCTAAGGCCAGTAGAAATTTTCTAAATCGTATATTTTTCATGTTGTTATTTCTTAAGTTCTAGGGGATCGAGTCGGCTTCGTCGTCAGGTAGGATGTGTCTTATCTTCCAACCCGCCAATTCAGTAGATATACTATGCCAGGTGTCGCCTTCCTGCGCGCAGTCGGTGAGCAGCGACGCCGGTAGCACCAACTCGCCTGCAATAGTAGTCCGAGCGCTCAGGCCCAGCCCAGGCGGTAGCTTGGCAATCGTTGCCTCTAGCGCGGCCTGCGACGGCACCATCAGGAAGAACCCAAGTAGCCAGCCCTGCTGCTCTGGAGTGAATCCCTGGGGGCCAGAGCGTAAATGATCGCGCAGCAGTTTGAGGGCTTCGGCCTCCAGTTCGGCAAAGCTCAGCCCAGGATTGGTGACGAGATAGGCGCGGAGTTCTTCGGGGGTCATTATGTCCACACCAGCGTATTGAACAAGGTGGTCATCCGGGCATCTAGCAGGGCGAGATTTAAGTTAGTGCCGTTTGAGATTGCCGATTCTCGCACGGTACTAAAAGCTGTCCCATCACCTCTTGAGTGAGTGTGCAAATTGCCACTAGCCGGAGCTTGAGAAACTTGTGCAATTGTAGAATTTGTTGAGTTAACCCTGATGTTTAGATTGGCAGAATCACTTCTACTAAAGCCTATAAATCCAGTTGCATTAGCATCGCCTACTAATGGCGATCCACCGCCAACCCTCGACCTTAAAAATAAATCACCATTAAAGGGCACTATTACATTGCCTCCAGCAACGGCTGTATTGCCTAAGTAGCAACCCCCGCTGCTTGCAGTGTGAACATAAACAGCATTGTGATTGTCGTTTTGAGGCGTTGAGCTGTTGTTTACGTTCAGGTTTAGAGTCTGGTTTATGCCATTGCCAACCATCCCAGTAGCAGGGTCTAAGCTACCTTGCACCAAAAGAATGTTGGTCGGTGCTGGCCCCTTGAATGGCACCAACGTACCCGCCAGAGTGCTCACGCCGCGTAGGAAGATCAGCTGCTCAATCGCAGCCCAAATTCCGTCAGCCTTGCAGCCAATCTCAAAATCAGACCAAGCCCTTTTGTTGATAGCAATCGCCAAAGCATTCAGCCCAAATGTTGCCCCGATTAGCTCCACGCGCCGGAACCAATCCCCGGCTTCAGGGGCATACAGAAAGTCGAGAATCTTCGCTCCCTGATCGCGGTAGGCATCCCGTTGCAGCCCTATATTTTTGTGGGGACTGATTAATCTCATGCGCCCCTCACAATCGCTACAAAATCAGGAGGCAGATTGTGCGCCTCGGCCATTACTGCCCAGGCTTCACGGGCTTCCGGTGTCGCGTCGCCTAGCTCACACAGCGCTGTGAATGCGATGGCAAATGAGGCTGTGCCCTCCTTCGCCACTTGCCCTAGCGCGACTGGCACTCCTAATGCGATAGCTGGAGCCAGACCCAGCACCGCCCCCAGCAAAGCATTTAGCGGCACATCGGCCAATATCGCCGCATTGAACCCGTCCCAATTTGGCTCCGCTGGCTCTGGCTCTGGCTCTGGTGGGGTGTAGGGTTGCCAGTCGCCAGCGTCATAGGCGGCCTGGAGCGCGGCGCGAGTGTTGACGCTAGTGGAGTAGGCGGCATAGTCGGGGGTGCCGTCTTCGAGGGTGGTGAGGATGTGGGTAGCGCCCGATGGAAGAGTAATTTTAATCATCGGTAATACCTATATGTCGCTGATGCTTGATAACCTCTCGATGGGACACTGCCCGTAATTGCGATGTCAAGAGATATTAAGTTAGCCATTTTCTGAATTGCAGGATTCCCATTCACATACAGCCCCAGCCTGTTAGCCGGAATTAGTACATTGACAGGAAAAGTTCTAAAGTAAGTCTCAAACTGAGCAAAAGAGAGGCCTGTAGAACTTAACGTGAAAGGAGAAAGAAACAGTTCAAATGTAAATCCGGGGGGATCTCCTGCAACTCTGCCCTGAATTGTGACATCATTGGCGACAGTTGGGGTAAAAGCATCAGAGAAGTAGGTATATAAAGAGGCGGTTTCTAATAATATTCCGTGAGTTGATGTAGGGAGAGATAAGATGTTAGCAAGACGGGCGGTGTCAGCAATAAGCTCACTAACCCAAAGTGACCTCGCTGCATCCCACTCCCAGTCACGCAGAATTCGACCATTAGCGCTACGCTCTCGCCAGGTCTGCCCATTACTCGGCCCCACTGGTTCAGCCTGCTGGTCGAATGTAAAAGCTGGAATAGTGCGCTGAAGATTCCTCATGCTACGCCCCACTTGATGGTTAGGTTCGTCGCCGTACCTGACACCCACCGCAGCCGCACATGGGTCAGTTCGGGAACAGTGGTTCGCCAGCGCAGTCCCGGTTGCAGGCCCGCATTGGCAAAGTCGCTAATGTCCTGAACCGAAAATACTTCGCCGCTGAGCGTATTGCCGAGTAGGTGCCAGGTAGAGCCACCATCAAAGCTCCCAGAGAGGCGCACAACCTGAGGGGTGCTGGCTCCCGTCCAGAGCAACTGCGCTCCGAAACTGGTCTTTCCTGCTACCGCTACGGACGCGCTGAGGCCAAGGCCTGCTAGAAATCCTGAGGAAATGACTGGGGCCGCATGGGTTGCGGAGACAGGTAGAGCAGTTTGGTCACTGGCTACCACCACGGACAGGGAGGTATCGCGAGCCTTCTGCCCTAGGGAGGACGGGAATCGGCCAAAAAGAGTTGATATATTCTGAGCAATCCGCTGAAGTCGGCCGTTGAGGCCTGAGCTGGCGGTGTCGCTTTCAGGAGCAGGGTCAGTTGAATTACCTAGCCGATCCCGAACTTCATAAGTCGTATCTCGAACTGTTTGAGCAGTGGTATCTAAAGCCGCTCCCCCTAGGGTTCCTAAGTTTACAGTACCGGAGATAGGCTGAGTATCCCCTAACTCGACTTTTTGTTGAAGCTCAGTTAGGAGATTTTCAAGAGCCGTTACTACCGCAGGGTCACTAGCTGTAGCGCCACTGCCTGCCGATTCAAGAATATCGTGCAAACCCCACGTCAAAGCAGAGTTCAGCAAATGCCGCCGCTCAAGTTCCTGTTCAGGAGTGCTTAACCAGTCAGCATATGCTTGGATAAGTTGATTTGGGGTCTGAGTCATTAGTTATCCTCGGAGAAGGTCAGCTCGTAGCTAGACCACTTCCCACCAAAAGGCAGAGGAATACGAACATTTAAGTCAGCATAGTCAATAAAGGGAGAGTTCTCTCTTAAGTCAAGAACTTTTTTGGCCACAGTTTTTCCTATACCGGTAAGACCTTCTAGCTGCTCACGATTAGCTTCATTAATGTTAATGGGCTTAGTTGGGGTAGCGTCTTTATTACGTTCAGCTTTAATCTCTACGTCTTCAATAGAGTTAGAAGTATTGGGGTTAATTGTAACGTTATCGTTTTCGTCTCTCGTTACGGTGGGCTTGGGGGGAGTGGGCTTAGCTGCTGTAGAAAGATTGTTTGCCCCGGCATTAGGCTCGCAGTAGTATGTGGTATAAGCTTCTTTCGGAAGTTTGTTAGGGTCATAGATAGCGGGCCCGTACTTATTACGTCTACGGCTAATAAAAGTTCTAATGAGCTTGACCGGTTTAGCCAGGTCAAATAGCTCTTTTTCGTTTTCCATGATTGCTTTTTATAAAAGTTGTCTCTTTAATTATACCTAAAAGAAAGGGAGCAATATAGGTATCACTCCCGTCAAAAGTTTGATAAAAACTAAGAACTAGTCTTTAACCTGTAAGGCGTAGAGTAGTTTAGGATCGGGGAACACTGGAAGAACAGTAGCAACACCTTGAGTTACGTCAATAGGTGGTATAGGCTGTAGTTCACGGGTAACCACGTAGACTCCAGTTTGACCATCGTTTTCCAGAGTAGGACCCATTGCTCTCTTACCCATGTCGGGAGAGAGAAATACGATCATGTTATCTTTCAGGAAACGTACGTTAGTTGTCGATTGATTGCTCATCTCATCTTTGTACATTTCGTCAAAGGTGACGATCTCGGGAATACCGCGAGCTTTTAGAACATCACTTAAGAGGTCCATGCTCACAGTACCCACAGTAATAGCGGTACGGGAGTTAACAGACTCTTTAGTGGATTTCTGTTCCATAAGGTCGATGCGTAGCTTACGGCTCATAACAATCTTATCAGGAATAAACCCGTTAGTATCGTTATAGTTAGTAATCGCGTCTTCTAAGTCTTTCATCCCTGTAGCCGTTTCATACTGATCCCAGCGAGCTTGGCCAGCTAGAGCAGCAGGAAAGTGGTTATAGGTAATGTCATTACCATTACGGTAATCAATGACTGTTGGGAGTTTGCTACGAGGGTCAACTCTTTCGATTTTCCCTGTTTGCAGAACTTCCCAGGATAGAGCATCCAGTAGTTCAACTTGTGCTCGGGCCATCTGTTCGACTGTTCCAAAGAGGAACTTAGCGAGGTCTTCGTTAGAGCCAGGAATTACTTCCCCGGTTTTCATATCTCTGGTTGTTTGAACCATGATACGTTTGAGGGCGGCTTCTTCGATAGCTTTTTTCATCTCCCACTGACGATCTTCATCGTAGAAGAAGGAGAGACCAGTTTTCAGCAATTCAGCCTGAATTCTGCGGAACTTCCCGTGCTGTGTAACAGGGGGCTCAGTTCCGTATGCGATGACACTCGCCACAGTCTCAATACGCTCCAGGGCGTAGGCTAAGAAATTGCGGCTTGTGTATGTCTGGAAGGGCAGATAGCCATCCAGTAATTTAGATCTTTTTTTAAGACTATGAAGCGTATCGTCAATAACAAGTTGAGCTACTCCTTGTTGATGCGCATCAGATAGCCATTTGGCAATCCAACCCATGGGTTTTAAATTCTCCGATTAGTTAATAATTAGTTTAGGAAACATAGCCTCAAGAGCTTTATCCACGTAGGGCAAAGCTTGCCGATAAACACGGGAAGCTCCATGCACAGCGTTGAGGTCGACAGAAGGTCTGTCTGTAAAGTCGACAGAGTGCAAGTGAATACCGTAAACCTCTTCGAAGAGAGTTCCGATACACCCGCCAGCCGACACTGCCACAGCGGCATCACCCGTAAGAACAATAGTAGAGTCCTCCGAGTTCATAGAGCCAATAGTTCCTACTAGAACTGGCCCTGCTTCAAATTGTGTGCTAGCTGCGATAGTACCATCTCCGGTTTTACTTACGGTAATGTTAGGAATGTCTCCCTTACTAAAGAGAGTCAGAACTGTACCGCTGGTAGCCTCTGCGCGATAAGCGTCAGAAATACCCGACATGTTAAGAGCTGCCACAACGTTAGTAACAACTGTAGCCAAAGTAGCGCTTCCTACCGGAGTAGTAAAACTACGATTACCAAGGTTAATAGTTACGGTATCTGCGGGAGCAAAAGTGCCTCCCAAAGTGATAGTTGCCTTAGGCTCTAGGCTGTAGAGAGTATCTCCAGGTAGAAATACTTCAGGCATACTAACCGGAACGTTAGGACTGTCTGTAACGATACCCCCAGTTCCAACAATATCGCGAGGTAAGAAACGATTAACGCCTTTTACCTTTGCAAGGAAGAGGCCAGCCTTAGCTAGCTTGTCGCCTTTATAATTTCGCCCAACGTGGTTAGAGGTAATATTGACAGAGGTTGTGGATTCTGTTTTTTCCACACTCCCGACAATAGATCTGTCCTGTTCCCAAGAAGGTTCACTTTTCCAATAAGCCATCTTTTTATTTAATCTCCTCGATTAGGTATCTTGCTTTAACATTTCATAGCTAGCTTCAATTTGGCTGGCTAAGGTTTCAATTTCGGATTCATCGTATCCGTCATATTCTTCACCTTCGTAGGCAGAACTAAACTCGAAAGATGGTCCTAACGCTTCGAATACTGCGAGAGTAAACTCGATGTTGGATAGTCTTTCGATAGGAGTGCTTTCCGATTCGTCACAAGCTGCCGAGAATTCCACATATTGGCTTTTCTCGTCTTGACCAAATAAAAGATGGTAGGCGCTAGGGGGCATAAATCCACCCTCAACTAAGCTACCCGCTTTCTGACTTAGATCGTCTAAGTATTCGGTAACGGCTTCCTTCTGACTCATTTCGTCGACAGCACTAGCATAGCGAGAGAACTGGCGCTGTAGAGCTGCTACTTGAGCAGAGGGCTCTTCATCGTACTCTTCATCGTACTCTTCCTCGTCATCGAACTCTTCGTCGTCTTCGTATTGTCCGACAGCCCCCTCGTATTCGTCTTCCTCTTCATCATCTCCGTAGTCTTCCTCAAACTCCCCGGCCTCAATAGCCTCGAGAAGTTCTTCAGCGATATCGTAAGAAGCGACAGCACTAGCGTCCAGTCGATCAGCTTCGGAGTCAGTTTCACAAAGCTCTTGCAGAGTTTCTACAAGGTCTTCGGTGGGGAGCTGTTCACCGACCATTAGGCCGATAACTAGCTCTTCATTGATTTCAAATCCGGCATTTATTAGACCATCTGTGATGTCTTCAATGGCGTCATCGATATTGTCGTAATTAGCTTCCGCTAGTCTTAACAGTTCAGTACCAAATGGGTTTTCTGCAATAGCGCTAGAAAACTCAATTAGTCCCTCGAAATCACCTTTATAAAAATCCATTAGTTATTAGCCTTTATCACTACTACTATCATTCTAGTCGGCATATAAAAAAACATCAACTGTTAACCTCTAACTTTTGCTTTTTTAAAAACTTTTGCATCTTGATATCGGGAGAATTTACTACTAGCAATATTCACTTTGTCTTTAGTTAATTTCTTAGGCATATTTTCGTCTTCACCTGTAACATTAAGGCCTGAACTCTCTTCTTCAGACTCCTCAGTTAAGCCAAACATCTCCTCTAACTCTTCAAGGGCATACTGCATAGCATCGTAGCTGGCCTGAATAGGGTTGTCTATTTCTTTACTTACTAACTCTTCATCACTCATAGAGGTGAGACTCGTCAAGATTGTAAATAAGTCTCCAACTAACTTGAAGTATTCTTTTTCCAGAACATTCTTTTTCTCTCTTCCCGAATATAGATCGTCAAAGCTTACGGCCTTAATCGGAATGTCGTTTCGGGAAGCTGGAACAACAGGGTCAGTTACGGGACTCGAAGCTTCCATTGCTTCAAACATGAGATAACCCGAACTGTCATTTTCATCAAAATTAAACTGGCTAAAGAGAGCTGGGCCCACGATAGCAGGTAACGGAGTGGCAGACACTTCAGCAAAAATTCCAAGGATGGGATCGATACCAGGGGAGAGGGTTCTAATAGATTTACTTAACACTGCGTCAACGGCCGCTTTGCCCTTAGCTACGACGTTATCCACGAATACCCCAAGACGGCCAATCAAGTGCTTGTACTTAGGATCGGGTAGATTGTCGGCGGTCAGAATCTCGGTGTAGAAATCACTTTCGATATCTCCGAGGTTATACTCTTGAGTTTTGTTATGGTCTCTCTGAAAGGGTACACGGCCTCCTTGAGCTAAGAACTGATTGGTTTTACTTACTAGGTCTTCGATTCGATCCTTATCAAAGATGTGAACCCGATGCTTGTTATCTTTATGTTGTCCCTCTACGAAGACCAGAGCGGACTTAGAGAGACGATATTCTTTTTTCACGTTTTAACTTCCTAAAAGTTTGTTAATTTCTTCGACTAAGCTTCTTAACTCCTCACTATACTGGGTTACCTTGTCTAAGTAACGCCCTGATAGGTCTTCAACTATTCCAGTTACATTCATTTCATAACCGTACTGACTGAGTTGCTGCGCATAGTTTCCGAGTTGTGTAATCTTAGATGGAGATATGGTAGGGGCATACTCAGATACCTTAACAATATCTGCTAACTTTCTTAAACTCTGCTCTCTTAATTCTAAGAGAAGAGTAGGGTTATCTGCAATACTGGTTAATGCTAAGGTGCTCGGTTTATAGTTTTCGAGAACTGTGACTTTCTGCCTAACTTCTTGCTCAGCTAGGAAGTACTCACTATTAAATCTGTCTAAAGTCTCCCGGACACTGTTCTCATTCTTAGAAATCCGATTAAGCTTACCCGCTACTTGAGTCAAAGTACCTTTAGGACGCTTCGCTAGATTCTTTTCTAAGTCGGTGTTACGTATTACTTCAGCCATAATACGTCTATTAGCAACTAGGTCACTGTAACCGGGATTCGAAGAAGTGGTTGTTTTAAGCAAGTCATCGATGGCATTGACATACTGTTCTGCCTGTTGTCGGATGTTGGCTAAGTTAGGAACCTCTCCAGCTAAGGTTTTCTTGCTAATCATTGTCGGACTTCCTTTATCCAAAAAGACTCGGTAGCCGATAGCAAAGTCAGTGTCGACTCTTTGGATATTAGCTAGGTCAACAGGGCCCGCACTATTAGTAAAGACTCTTTGATAGGAAGCGTTCAACTCATCGACTAACTCTCGACCTACCGACGTTAGTTCTTTATTTAGAGCTTCAACAACCTTTGTTTTGATAACAACCGGGGGTAAGTCGTCAGCTCCGTAGTTACTAACGTACTGTCCTAATGTTTCAAAATCCTGGCTACTAACCCCCGAATTAATAACCTCAAGCATAGAGCTTTGCCTTGTCTCTAGGCTCTCTAAGAGGGCAGGCTCTGGAAGAAAAGGAATGTTTCGGCCTTCTAGGAGTTTAACCATCGAAGGCGGTAGGCTTGTCTTAAGCTCAGATATTACGGCTTTAACCTTATCCTTTCCAAGAGTTAGACCTTCCGCTCCCATGCTTAGAAGTTCAGGAATATTATCCTGTACATACTCGTCTAATTCATTCATTAAGTTGGACTTAGATAGGAAGTAAAGAGCCCCTCCCATACCTAGGGCACCAGCACCCCCTAAGATCGCTGCTGAAATAATGGTATCCATTTGGCTAGGATCTTTTTTAATCTCAGCCTGAGTTTTCTTATCGAGGTATTTTTGCATAAAGACTCCCGCATCGGTAACCATACTAGTTAGAAATCCAATGCGGTCTACTGTCTTATTGTTGACGACTTTCTTAAACTTCCTTTCAGCGGCAAAGAGAGTATCTATAATCTGGTTACGGCTATCCCCTCTTAACTCGGTTAGCTGAGCATACTCTTTCTCAGAAAGAGAATCTTGTAAGCCTTCGATATTCAGAATTTTATTAACTTCGTTAACGTTAGATAGGTCGACCTCCTCTCCTAGGATCTCATTAATCTTTAACCTCAACTCCTTTTGCTTTCTTTTAAGCAACCATTTACTCATCTTTTCCAAGCGAGTTCGGTTAGGCGTTTGCTGCCCTAAGAGTCGCGCTGCTTCGGCTTCAGTTAACTGCCCGGCCTGAAGTCTCTTTAAAATAAGGGCTTGGTCTTTCTTAGAAACCTTAGCCGCTGACATTTGCTTCTTATTTATTTTCTCCTCTTTCTCTCTATCTTCTTTTTTGTAGATAGGCTTAAGATAACTACGGCAGTTTAGGTGAGATGGAGGACACCAAATACCTACACCTTCAGCGTTCCTTGCGACTAGCTCACTGTTAGGAGGAGCAAAATGCGGGATTCTTGTTTTGGGATAAGGCTGACGGCCAATGTACGACTGAGGTAAAGACTCTCCGTCTGCTAGAGGTCTCATACCGATTTGAGCAAAGTCGGTAATCCTAAAGATAACTTTGTCTAAGGACCGACAGAAGACGCTCACTACAGGGTCATCCGCAGAAGTGTATTGAACATACTGAACACCTTTGCTCATGTACGCTTGTAGTCGACCTAAGTTATAGGCTGCGGCTATCTCCGTAGATATTAGGGTAGCTGCGTAGGCTTCTGAAGAACCCCCTGCTGAGTTACGGTTACTATCTCTTGCGTGCTTTAAGTCTTCCCAGCTAACTCGCCCATTCTTATGCGCTATATCAGGGTTAGTACGCTGAACTTCTTTTAGCTCGTCACTCGATAAGACAACTGTGTCTTCACTACGAGGAGTTACCTTATACTTCTTGGCTTTATATTTCTCAAGAATTATTCTCTTACGCTCAATCTCAGCCCGTCGAGGATCGTTCTTAGCGACCTTAGCTTTATCTAAAGCCCGCGACTGCTTGTCTAAGTCCTGGTCATAGTTAGTTACCCCTGTTTGGATATCCTCAGTTGTTGCCTTAGCTCCCATATCTGTTTGAAGCTTACCGTAGTCTCTCTGCTGTGTTCTCTGCACAGTCTCGAGACCTTGCAAGTAGCGAGTCTCGGGAACTAACTCTTTCTTAAGGTCACGTACTCTATCACGCTGGGTAGTTCTCTCTCTTTCCAAACCCTTTACTTCTTCTACAGCCGCCTTTCTTTCGGGACTGCCTTTTGGAAAGGTAGCAGCTCGAGTCTTAAGCTGTGTTAGTCTTCGACTTTTTTCTGAGACTTCTAAGGCATTTTCTTTAATTTGGGCTCTTAGGTCTCGGTATTTAGGATTGGTTTCGGTAGTATTTTCCCCTCCCTCTTCGTCTGAGCGAATGATTCTTTCGTGCTCGTCTACGTCATTTTGAACAGCTCCAAGGCGGTCAGCTCGTTCAATGTCAGTTCTCAAAAATCCTTGGGCTTCTCCTACTGCCTGTAGACGGGCTCTTCTGTCTTCGGGGGACGTTCCTAACTCCGGCTTAAAGCCCATCTCTTCACGAAGGAGTCTCTCAAGGTCTCCAAGCCGACGACCTTTTTCAGGACGAGTTTCGTTAACCCCAGGAGTTTTAAGATTAGTAATCCTTGTGTCGAAACGAAGAAGGTCACGTCTTATAGTTTCTGGTTCAGGGCTAACTCCTGTAAAGTGATCGGTTACCTGATCAATAGTTCCATCTTCTTCCTCAGTTAGCCGACCAAGTAGCCCATTATAATCACGAACCTTATAGCGATCATATATAGGCTGAACACGATTTCTTGCCGCCTGTTGGCCATCTCGGGTCTCTGTAATTTTACTGTTAAGTTGGTAAGCATTCTCATAGGAGTACGTCTCTTTCCCATTTGCCATAAGGTTATTGACATAACTATAGCCTGAAGTTTCTCCTACCCGATACTTCCGAATAGTGGACTTAAGAGTATCTTCAAGGTTACCTCTTTTCTGAGCTCTAGTCAGCGAGGCTGTGAGGCTTGTCTTTTCTTCTTGGGTTAGGGGTGTTGGAAGAGCCGCATTAATCTCTCGAAAGAGATCTGTTTGAGCAGCTTTAGTTGTAAGCAAACGATTCTTTTGGTCAGAACCGTAGACCGGGTTCTTTAGAGTACTAGTGGGAGAACTTCGTCTAAAGGCTGTCGCGAGTTGCTCTCGAACAATAGCCTCCCGGGGACCTCTTTCATTACTTAACACACTCCCTGCGCTAGACTTAATACCCTTCATAATACCCTGAGCAGCATAGGTCGGATCTTGTTGCCTAATGTACTCAGCTACCTCTTCTCGCAGCCCTTCTTGAACACCATCGGATAGGAATTTAGAAACCGAAGCTTTTCTTTTATCTAAGTAGACGTTAGAGAATTCTGATTTACGGTTCAACGCTGTATAAACGTTATCAATAGTGTTGAACTCTTCTCTTGCGTCTGTAGCGATAACTCTCTTAAAAGCTTTGTCGTAGCTATTTATTTGAGCTGCATTGGCTTTAGCTTGTCGGTTTTTTGCCTTTAGATAGGAGGGAACCTTTAGCTCTCGTCGGTTTCTAACAGCGTCGGCATACTCCTGCTCCTGTTTTAGAGCTTCGTTTCTTTGTCTATTCTCTTCCAATAGTCGAGCTTGTCTTTCGGCCTCTGCCTTTCGAATCGCAGGGTCCGCTCTCTTGCTTTGGGGATTTGCGGCAGCTAGTTCTTTGGCCGCTTTTTCTTGAGCTAGTCGAGCATTGTGTTCGCTCAACTCTGCTTGGAAGCGAATTTGTTTGAGTTGGGCTTCCTGTTGCGTAAGTCTCAGTTCTCTAAGGTCGGTTTCCAAATACCCAATATTATCGAGGAGAAGACTAATGCGTTCTTCATCTTGAACTGGCGAATCGTATATCTCGTTGCGCTGTTCAATTAGTCGTCCATACAACTCCTCACTAAGGTTTACATTTTTTACAGCCGCCCGAAACTCTCGGCCACTCGAAGTAATATCTTTTTTGATATCTCCTTTGGTACGATTTTTGGCAAACTCCACATACCCTAGAGAGTTGGAAGAGGTAAAGTCTAAAGGAGATGCTGGAGCCATGAACTCGGACTCCCCGTCTTTAAGCCCCCAGTACAAAGCTTTAGACCAAAGGTTATCAACTATGTTTGTGATAGCATTAGATAATCCACCTTTGACGTTTAGCTCTTTGGTTATAGCGGCTGAGTCTAAAACTGAGTCTTTGTTAAGGCCGCTCAGTAGGGTATCTACTGAATGGTCAAGCTTAGTAACTAAAACACCATTCCAGATATCTAAGAGAGCATCAAAGGTTCCATGAACCTCATACTCGTTATGCTCGACTTCTAAAACTGTATCAGCAAACTGGCTAATATCATTTAGGGAGGGTGCCATCACGTTTGTATATGTTATACTATATTAGAAGTCGTAACTAAGATAACTAATAGCGTATGAATCGCACAGTCCTAGCTCATTTGATCCAAACAACCCTAGCTAATACCGGAACCACTGTTTCGAAAGCTACCAGTTCTATCGTTCTAGATAAAATTCTATCGTATATTACTGATAGTGTTGCAAGTGGGGAAAAGATTTCCTTATCTGGATTTGGAGCCTTCACGCCCTCTGAGCGTAAAGCTACCGTCAAAAGTAATCCTCATCGTCCGGGGGAGATGCTAAATATCGCAGGATATAAGTGTGTTAAATTTCGTCCCTTCAAGGAGTTCAAGGAATCGGTTAGAAAAGGCTAAAAGCTTTAACTGAACAACTCTCTTAACTCTTTGACTCTTAGATTCCCTTCAGGTCTAAGAGTCTTTTCTGTGTCGTAGTTTTCGATAGATAGGTCTTGCGTATAAAGACTACCCGTAAAGACTTGGCGAAAAGACTGCTTTGTCTCGAAGTAGTTAAGCGCTTGAGTCATAGCGTCGACTTGGTCATTGTACTTACCTCGGGGGAAGAACGATACTTCATGCTCGAAGTCGACAATCCAGTCTTTATCCATGAGTTTCTTGGAAGGAAAGACTACACGCCCAGCTTCAAAGAGGAACGTAGTCGCCATAGCTCTCACGGTTTTATCACCACCTCCAATCTCTCGCGGATTAACTGGCAGTAGATTAGGAACCTCCCGTCTTAGTAAATCAATAACGGCCGATCCGTTAGCCCGATTCTCTACAAGAATGGTACTACAGTAGGGGTGCTTCTTAGCTAAACGTTTGATAGCTTCTAACTGGTCAACAGTATTAAACTGTCCTCTTACTTGGTCGAGCAAATAGTAATCGAGAGTCTTGCTCTTACGACCCCACACTTGTCCAACACAGAAAGAGCCTTCTCGGGATCCAAAGCTGAGGTCCCAAGAGGTTAGGGTGAAATCAAAGACACCCCTAATGTTGTAGGGCGTATAGATATCGTTATAGTATTTAAACCATTTGTCTTTAATAATACCTCCACCAAGAGGTACGGGTCTTTGCTGTAATTGCCCTGCTACCCCCCACTCACCTAATTGTTTCTTAAGGGGGATGAGTATGTCAGGTGGAAAACGCTCAGGCCATAAGATCTCTCCTTTCTTTGTCCGTGGGTCTTCCCAACCAATACGCGTTATGTATCGCGTAGGCTCGTACTCCATGGGGAGATTGAGGTGAGTCCAATTATCTAAGCCTTCTTCTTGTAAGATAAATCCAGCTAAGTCCTCCTGGTGCAATCTCTGCATAATAAGAATCTTACGCGAGTCGAGGCTATTGGCACGGGTGGATACTGTTTGTTGCCACCAATCGAGAACGGCTTCTCTTTTAGGTTTGGAGTTAATCTCTCCGGCTTTGTGGGGATCGTCGATGATGAGGATGTCGTAACCTTCACCAGTACCTACACCTCCAATAGATGTGGCCAGACGTTTACCGCCACTCTGGTTTTCATAGCGAGACTTCTGGTTCACATCTCCCGAAAACTCAAACCGGTCTCCCCACTGGCCTTGGTACCAAGGACTCTGGATAAGAGAACGTGATCTAACAGAGTCGCGTAAGGCTAGCTCCTTACCATAGGAAGCCGTAAGGAATTGAACTTCGGGCATACCTAAGGGACCCCACACCCACGTAGGAAAAGCTACGTTACACATAGAGGAGTTGTGTGTAGGAATTGCAGACCGGCCTACTAGGTAGAGTCCATCTGGAGAGTCGACGGTAATGCAGTTTCCAAGAACTGGGCTAACCTTCTCAATGGTTCTTATACTTATTCGTTCTTGGCTTATCTCGCGAGTTGGAAAAGAGAAGTCTACGAGACTAGGTCTTTGGCCTAGAGATATTAAAACGTCTGTGATATCTTCTATTAGCTGTTGGCTAGGTCTTCCCTGGTTACCCTTGATCAGTCCCTCAATTAACTGAAGTCTTTGGTCAATCGATCCTCTTTTGTAGATATCGGGGATTCGCGTTTCCCCCCTCAGTCCAAGTCCTAAGGAGTAAGGGTCGATAGGCAGAGAAGCTTCCTCATTCTCTAAGGGAGAGATATTTCTTAAAAGGTAGCGGCCTGGAGTCTTGTCGTTAAGGATCTTTAGATTTTGGGTCTCTACTATTTTGTAGCTTTGCGAGAGGCTATCGCATACTTCCCAAAGATGATTCTCTCCACAGCGGATAGTCTCATTATTACTAAACGTAACCTGGTAGTCTACGTTTACATTGGGGTGTACTTCCTTAACGAGAATCGCCTTTCCCGAAGGATGGTAGACCGAGTCTCCTACTTTTAAGTCTCCATGGGTAACATACCCTTTAGGGGTTAGAACTAGCTCTCTCTTAGCTAGCGGCTTCGAATGTCTCGGAGGTATGTTAATCATGAGGTTCATGATTTGTTTCTTAGCTAAGGCTTCTAAGTGTTCAGCGATAGCTTTAAAGTGCCACCCTGGTATGTAGGGACTTGGATCATATATATCCCAAGACGATTTGTAGTAGAAAAAGAAAGAACGTTCACATTCACCTGTGCTCTCCTGTTCCAAAGAATCTAGCAGTTGACGATTGATAACCTTCTCTTCAGCATCGAGAGCCATAAGCTCTGCCTCTAAAAAAGCAATCTTTTCTCTAACGAGCTTACTGGATTTAGAATTCATGTAGGATAAAGAGGAGAGTTTATATTGATCTAAACATGTTAGAAGCGGATGTTTTAGTAAAGGCCCTGGATCACTTAACAGATGGGGTTCTGTTAATTAATACAGCCAGTCTTCAAATCTTATACGTTAATGATACTTATGAAAGTATAACAGGTTTTAGTAAGAAGGACCTAGTAGGCACTCGCTCTTACAACTTTGTAACAGGTGAGTTAGATACCACTCAAGAGAAGACCGTAGCTCTTAAGGTAAAAGAGTGGGAAGGAGGTATTCGGGATGTCTTTTTCTCGCAGCGTAAAGATGGGAGTAGCTATCAGGCTAGTCTACATAGTTTTGTAGTGCCCACTGCTACGGCTAATATTTTAGGCATTGTTCATCGTGACGTAACCGAAACTTACGAAGACCGTCAAAGCCTTGCTA